GACAGAAGCTTTTACTCTATTTTCATCTGCTGCAAGTTTCCATTGTTCCTCATACTGTTGTTTTAAGAAAGGAACTCTTTGAAAAGCCTCTGGATTTTTCTGTGCAATATAATAAGCAAGACCAGAAACTAAACAAGGTAAAAACAATTTAGGAATATCTAAATTATTTGAAGCAGGTGTTCCTGCATCATATATTTGTCTTAATCTATACCAAACGACTTTATATGTTTGAGCATTATCTGGAACTGGATATAAAGTAAAAGTAGTAGAACCAGCATTTCTATTGATTAAAATTTCATTAGGTCTGCCTTGATCTAGTTTATTAGGTATTCCAGCATAAGTAGAAAAAGATACTCTAGTTAATTCAGTATCGCTTTGTGAATCACTATTTCCATCATCTGTTCTAAGATGATGTTCTAGTAAATCTATAGTATCTGCATCTAAAGTATAAGTTGCAGTTCCGGCAGTTAAAGTTGTAGAACCTGACTCTACTTGCCAAAGATTAAGACCTCTATTAGCCCATTCAAGCATCATAAGATCAATGCTACGTCTTGCAGTACGCAAGTCATAACCTGTTCTCATTTCAAGACCAGCTAATTCAAATGCTTCTTCTGCAGCTTCAGCTATATCTAAGTTGAAGTCGTTTGTAGTAGATGTAGCCATTCATTAACCATATTTGCGCCTTAATTGATCTTGGTACATCTCTACTTTACCGCCATTATCTACTTTTCCACCACCTTCATATTCCAACATTCCGCCACCAGCATATTTAACCTTTTTGCCAGTTTTTTTAGCATAATCTTTAGCTTTTTTCATACCTTTAGCATCATACTTAAAATGTTTTTTTCCGACTTTTGGCATTATTTATCTCCAGATTTCATTTTTGCACGACCTATATTTAATGCACAAATATCAATTAACTTATAAAGTTTACCAATCCATACATCATCTTTAGGGGTTTTAGTAACAGCAGCAATAATACTGGCACAACTAATTATTGCCATTATTAAAGCTATAAAATTTGCAAATGTTTGCATAATTATCTCCGTTATTATTAAAATTTATCATACATCATTAGGATCAAAAAGACCTTTAGCAATTAATAGTTCTCTATTAACTTGATGTTCTTCTTCAATTTGTTTTTTATTTTGTCCTTTATATTTTACAGCTAAATGATCATCAACCATCATTAAGTTAATATTTTTATCAGCAACATACATTTCGCCAAGAACTCTACCAAACTTACCTTTTTTATCTTTATGTGTTTTTATAACCACCTGACCTTTAGATAAAGCATCAGTCAGATATTCTTTGCTCATTAATCCTCTAACTTTTTCATCTTTGTTTCTTGTTCTGCTTTCTGGCGTGTCAATGCCATATAAACGAACACGACTGGAATAATGAATATCAAAACCCAAATCAATAACGACATCAACAGTATCGCCATCAACAATTCTTTTAACTTCGCAATTATATTCGTACATTCCTATCTTTTCTTTCTAGCTGTTTTAGTTCGTTTAAACGATCTATTCTTGCGTTTAGAAGTAACTTTTAAATTGCTTCTTTTTTTATTTCTAGGATTTCCATCTTTGTGATGTACGTCTTTTCCATCACCTTTACGTACTTTTCTGGTTTTTTTTAGTTTTGCTCTACTTGCATTTCTGGCAGCCCTATTTTTCTTTTGTTTGCGTTTTCCTTGATAATTATCATATTCTTTACGATAATTTCTTTTCTTTTTACGCATTACTCTTTTCCATCTTTTTTATGTGTGCCTGCATAGAGTCCAAACCAAGCTGCACCACTACCTACAACGATAGAAATTAAGCCTGATTGTTCAAAAGTTGGATTAGGTAAATCCATAAACCACATAACTGTGTAATACAAAAGGTACATATATATACCTAAAAACGCTCTAGGAATGATTCTCCAAGCATCTACTGCTTGAGCAACAAAGATAAACCTTTGATATGGATTATTGTTCTTGACATCTTCTAGGTCTCTTATTTTATCTTTAAGTTCACCTATTTCTTGAACCATAGCCATGAACTTACTGAGGTCCATTTCGACCTCATTTCTGTCCATATCGCCACCGAATCTACTAGATGGATGATATTGATCTTCCATTTTTAACTAGGGTTTGCGTAACCCTTACTAGCCCAAATAACAATGCTGTATGTATCACCACTACTGTGATCATTAGTAGTTAATAGCAAATCACCATTAACTCCACTTCCTGCATTGTTAGGTATTCCGGGTAGGGTCATACTACTTTCTGTGAAATCCCAAGTATCTGTCCAATCTTTAGGTGCTTGCATAATGAATTGATTAGAAGTAGCGTTCCAATATAAGCTAAATCCCATTCCAACATTACTAAACCATATTTTATTTAACACAACTCTGCTACAAGCTTGTCCTGTAACTGCGCTCTTTGTTAAAGCTGAAACGTCAATTTTAGCGACAGCACTTTCTCCAGTGCCATCGCTAATATTTGTAAATTTCATTATTAGGTTTTTGCCACCATCATCAAGTATTGTTTGTGATGTAACTGCATCAGCCATATTAATTCTCCTTATGCGTCAGCAAATGGAGTAACTAAAGTGCCTGATCCTAGTATTCTACCTTGTATTGAATACTTAGCAGAAGCCATAGCTGTACATATAACAACACTACCAGCTAGTCCACCTTTAGTAGTACCATTCATTGTAAGCACATCGTTACTTGCTCCAGAAATAAAGCTTTTTCCAGCAGCATTAGTAATACCAATATTTACACCACCAACAAACTTATCTGTTCCATCAGTTAGTATGTCCATATCTGTTGCAGCAGTTTCTACTATAAAAGTAAATGTAGCACCTAGATTGTTTAATTGATTTGGGTCAGTTGCATCATCAGGTGCTGTAGAAACGATAGAAGGTAAAGTAAACTTACCATCTGCATCATTACACAATAGAATCTTACCAGCGTGTGCTGCAACTGTAAGTGTTGTGTCAGCAGTTAGGCTTACTACAGAAGCGTTCCCTGCCGAAATAAATCCAGCGAGTGATCTAACTGGACCTGAAAAGGTTGATTTTGCCATAATTTTTTCTCCGAAAAAATAAGTCCTATCGTCTTGGCTTGTCTGCTAGGTCAGTCTATAGGACAATTTACCCCTAGATAAAGTTGATGTGGGTTGAGTAAGAAACCCCCACATCACGGGTTCCATTATGCTAACTTAAAAGTTTACGATGATCCCGAAGAACCAAATGCTCCAAGCGGATCAGATACTCCAAAAGAATATCTTTCTCTCGCTTTATACCTTACATTACCAGTATCAAAGTCTCCATCCATGCTAGTTTCTAATGCTGTACGTGTAAAGTGTTTTAAACCATTAGGTACATCAGTAATTAAAAACCATGCATTTGTATCTGTCAAGAAGTGATTGACAGCATATCCTTCAGGGATAGTGCCATTCATTTTCATAGCATTTACATCATTATCAGCAGTTGCTGGTCTGAGATCAGACTCTAGGATACGGGTAGCAGTAAACATGCCGTTAGGTGGTACAATCAACTTACGTGGTCTCGCAGCAATTAGGAGTCCTCGCTCGTCTGTCCATCCAGCAATTTGTATCACAGCATTTTCTAACGAAGTTTCGTTAAGGTCTGCTTGTGTACTAGGAGTATTACTATTTGTTCCACCTGACACCAATGGGTGTGAAGTTGAGAAGAAATCTACTCCATCGCCAGAATTAAATGAGCCACCTGAAAATCCTTGGTTAAAAGGATTAACAGCTTTTACTTGTTTGGTATAAGCCATACTTCTTGCCAAAGCTTTTGTGTATCTAGCAGAAAGTGAGTCATAAAGGTTATCCTCCATAGCTTCTTCTGTAATACTAAAGCCCATAGCAATAGTTTCGTGGTTGTATCGTGCAGTAAAAGATTCTTGCGCATTATCATATGTGATAGCTGAGCCTTCATCTTTGACCGGAGCCTCGCCAAATCCACTTAACTTAACTTCTTCCTCGAAAGATCGATCAGAATTTTCAGTTTCATAGATTTCAGCATGCTCATTCTCGTACTTATCATATTCTAACCCAAACAAAGCGTTTAAACCGGGTAGAAGTTCTTTCAGTAGCTGCGCTCTTGAAATTGCCATTTATATTACTCCAGTTTAAATTCCAGTCGTGTTATCCATTAGGTGTCCAGCATTAAACTTAACAACTAGATCAGTGTATGAGTCAGCCCATGCATTGCTAGGTGTTTGTACAACATCAATAATCCTTACAGGAAGTGTTGCTGTTGTAGCTGCAGAAGTTGAAATATCTACTGCGTTTTTGCTAGTACCTATTGTGGTAGAACCTGCTGTTTGAACAACCGCACAGTTAGTTCCTAGAGTAGCTTGTGCTGCAGAGCCATCAGCTTGCATTTCAAAGATGACATTTGGATCATCAATAACATATGCATAAGCATCAGAAGCTGCAATAGAAGCAGTCCACATTTGGTTAAACGTTTTCTGGTTTGTATTAGGATCAGTATATGAGCAACCCATAAATATTCCAATTGGTGTTAAAGTAGTCGTACCAGTATCTTTTTCAACAGTACCGGCAGTAACTAACTTAACAAAATCACCAAAGAATATAGATGTGCCATAACCACTAGCTATTTGATAGTGGCGCATTTTAGAAGTAAAAGAACCACTCGCACTTAGCGTACCAACGGGTCTTGCACCATAAGGTGCTGCTGTACTACTCATTTTATATCCTTAAATATAATTAATTATGAGACAGCAATATATTATTGACCGCCTCTCCCAAAAGTAACCTTAGTCCTTTTTTCCTTAAACATAGGCATAGCTGGATTTTCTTCTTTCATGTAGTTTGAATCAACTGCTCCCATCTGTTGAGAAGCTAAGTTTTGATAATACTCTCTACGCTTAGCTACTTCTTCTTCTGGTGCTTTACATAAAAGAAGTCCACCTACTTCGATACAGTTTGGATATTTAGAACCCTCATCTGT